TTATGCAAACAGAGTCTGGATGTCCACTGCGACAACCGGAACGGGGACTATTACCCTCGGGACTGCTCAGACAGGGTATATCACCTTCGCTCAGGGCGGCATAGCTGACGCCTCGTCAGTCACCTACACGATTATTGACGGCAATAATTTTGAAGTTGGCCGGGGGACATACACGTCCTCCGGCACAACCCTTTCTCGCGACACGGTTCTTGTGTCCCTCATCAGCGGCACCAGCGGCACCACCAAGCTAACGCTGTCGGGAACCGCCACGGTATTTGTAACTCAGGTTGCCGAGGATGTTGTCGCAGACAACATGTCAAACACGTTCACGGCCAACCAAATCATCAGCGTCACGGACAATACCAACGCCGCCCTTCGTATTACGCAGACAGGAACAGGGAATGCCCTCCTTGTTGAGGATAATTCCAATCCCGACAGCACCCCCGTAGTAATCACTGCCGACGGCAACATGAGTATTGGCGCCACCAGTGCCACTGCAAAACTGGAAGTAATCGGCAGCGTCGTCAACTCCATCACAGCCCTTGGCACCGAGGATGCAGCAACTCTGGCTGTAACCAACACTGATGTCAGCGGCCTTGGTCGCATTACGAAGACCCTTTATCAGATCGGCAACCTATCTCTGGCCTCCGTTGCCGCTGTATACTCTGCCTTCAACGGTAGTGGCGACATTGGTGGCGACCTCGTTTTTGGAACCCAGACAAATCTTGCTGGCGGCGTTGTCGAAAGATTTCGCATCAGCAAGGACGGTGCGTTCGGCATTTCTGGCGCAAACTACGGCACATCTGGTCAATTCATTAAGTCTGCTGGCTCTGCCGCTGCACCATCTTGGGCAAGCATTGCGAATACCGATGTCTCCGGCCTCGGCACGATGTCCACGCAGAACGCCAACAGCGTTGCCATCACTGGTGGGTCAATTACAGGTATCACCGATCTAACTGTCGCAGACGGCGGCACAGGCGCGTCAACGCTTACTGGATATGTAAAGGGTAGTGGCACAGCGGCTCTGACCGCATCTGCCACAATTCCGAATACGGATATTACTGGCCTTGGCACCATGTCAACGCAGGCAGCATCCAGTGTTGCTATCACTGGCGGCTCAATCACGGGGATCACTGATCTCGCGGTTGCAGACGGTGGTACGGGTGTATCCAGTTTGACTGCCTACGCAGTTTTGGCTGGTGGAACGACATCAACTGGTGCTGTCCAGACTGTATCTGGTCTTGGCACAAGTGGTCAGGTTCTTACGTCAAACGGTTCTGGCGCGTTGCCAACTTGGGTAACGCCTTCATCCGGTATTTGGACGCATATTGCAACTTCCACGGCAAGTACAAGTTCAGCTATTGTTTTTAGCAATTTAAGCGACTACGAAATGCTGAGGCTTTCTTTCTATAACGTGCGTCCTACCACTGATGACTCTAGTCTTAGATTAACCTTATCCTCTGATAACGGCTCAACATTTATCACTACTGCAACCTATACTGACCAAGGTGTTGCTGGTGTAACTAGATTTAATTTGGCAGATAATGCTACTAACGATATGGGGAATCAGGTTGCTGATGGTCCAGCATCAGGCACTCTTATTATCGGAAACTTTAACCAAGCATCTAAAACTTACATGATGAGTACCTGTGTTTTTGGAAATCCTTCTGGCGCTATTATTTCTCTTGTTAATAATGGTGGGCAGACAGGTGCTACTGCAATGAATGCTTTCAGGATATTCGTATCTTCTGGTGGTACTGACGGAACAATCGCAACTGGTACATTTGTGCTTGAAGGACTTATCCAATGAAACCACATATAGTTGTTAATGGTCAGGTAGTAGAACTTACAGACGAACAGATTGCAGAAATGTCTGACCAACAAGCTACTGAAAAAGCTCAGTATGAAGTTGAAAGAAAAGCTAAGGCTTGGGAGACACTTCGCAAGGAACGTAACTCTTATCTATCTGCTTGCGATTGGACTCAAGTTCTCGACGCTCCTGTTGACCAATCCATCTGGGCCACCTACCGCAAAGCACTACGCGACCTTCCCGAAAACACTACCGATCCATTTAATCCGGTCTGGCCCGTAATGCCGACCTAGCTAAAAGTACCTACGCTCACCGAATTTAGGGGCATGTAAATGCTTGGTTTCTACCCCATTGCATCTGCGCCAATAGCCTCTCAAGGGTTGGCGGCAAGCAATTCTGTAAGCGTCAGCGTCACTGGCGTCAGCGCAACCGCGTCTGTTGGAACGGTTACGGTAGTTGCCAAGGCTTCCACAAGCGTTACCGGGGTTTCTGCTACAGGTAGCGTTGGTACTGTAACCGTAGCAGCTAATGCAAGCACAGCAGTAACAGGTGTTTCTGCCACTGGTTCCGTCGGAACTGTGACTGTGGTTGCTAAGGCCTCCACGGCGGTCACGGGTGTTTCTGCCACTGGTTCCGTTGGTACTGCTACGGTAGCAGCCAATGCTGTGACGGCTGTAACCGGGGTTTCCGCAACAGGAAGCGTTGGTACTGTAACCGTAGTAGCCAATGCGTCCACCGCTGTAACCGGAGTTTCGGCTACAGGATCGGTCGGCACCGTAGCGGTTTCCGGCAAGGCAGTTGTTCCCGTTACAGGAGTTTCCGCCACCGGAGATGTTGGGACTGTAACCGCAGCAGCCAACGCAAGCGCTGCCGTAACGGGTGTGTCTGCTACTGGCAGTGTCGGGACTGTAACTGTAGTCGCTAAGGCTTCCACGGCGGTCACTGGCGTTTCTGCAACAGGTTCTGTCGGAACTGTAGCGGTATCTGCCAAAGCGGTTGTTTCCGTCTCCGGGGTTGTTGGCACCACAGCATTGGCCCCCGTTCAGGTGGTCGCCAAGGCCGATGTGGCCGTCACAGGTGTTGCAGCCACAGGATCGGTTGGAACTGTAACGGTTTCTGGGAAAGCGGTTGTCCCTGTTACCGGAGTTTCTGCCACCGGGAATGTTGGCACGGTAACTGTGGTTGCCAATGCAAGCACTGCCGTAACAGGGGTTTCCGCTACAGGAAACCTTGGAACTGTGGCTGTGGTTGCAAAGGCGTCCACCGCTGTGACTGGGGTTTCCGCCACAGGTTCCGTCGGGACTGTAGCAGTTTCCGCTAAGGCGGTTGTCGATGTTACGGGGGTATCCGGGACCACGGCGCTGGCCCCTGTTCAGGTGGTTGGCAAGGCCAGTGTCAACGTAACTGGCGTCTCTGCCACCGGAACCTCTGGCACGGTTACAGTGTCCGGCAACGCGATTGTACCCGTCACTGGTGTATCCGCGACTGGCGTCCTCGGTGATGTCATCGTTCCCCAGTCTGTGGCCGTCACCGTTACAGGCGTATCTGCTACAGGGCAGACAGGCACAGTCACGTTCGTTGGTAAGGCTAATGTACCTGTCACGGGTGTATCCGCCTCCGGCGAAACGGAGGCTGTAACGGTTGCAGCCGGATCAGTTGTACAGCTTACTGGTGTATCAGCCACTGGCGAAGCCGGGGTGGTCACGGTGCTTGCTGCCGCGAACACCAATGTATCCGGTGTGCAGGCTACGGCAGAGGTTGGTGAAGTATCGGTATCCGGTGTTGCCAACATTGATGTGACCGGAGTTGAAGGCACTGGCGAGACCGGAACCGTCGTCGTTCAAATCGGTCAGACGGTCTACGTCTCTGGCGTCGAAGCCACAGGCAACGTAGGCAGCGTAACGGTAGTCGGCAAGGCATCCGTAACCCTGACGGGCGTTGTGGCCTCTGGCCTTATCGGAAACGTGCTGGTATGGGGTATAATAAACACAGACCAGAACCCCAATTGGACCGGCATTCCTGATGCCCAGACCCCAAGTTGGACGGCAGTCAACGATTCCCAAACCCCGAACTGGACGCCCGTAGGAGACAGTCAGTCTCCGGGCTGGACACCGGTTTCAGACACGCAAACACCCGAATGGGTGGCAATAGCTGCATAGGTAAAAAATGGCCACTTCATACTCCAGCCTCCTTCGACTTGAGCTTCCCGGCAACGGCGATCAATCCGGTGTGTGGGGCGCAACCACCAACAACAACTTGGGCACCCTGCTTGATCAGGCCATTGCTGGCACAGCCTCCATCACCATGCTTGATGCAGACTATACGCTGTCAGCGTATAACGGTGTGACGGATGAATCCCGCCAGATGATCCTGAACATTGGCGGCACCCTGACTGCCAACCGCAACATCATCTGCCCATCGACATCCAAGCTCTATGTCATCAAGAACAACACGACCGGCGGTTTCTCGGTTACCCTCAAGACCGCCTCCGGCACCGGCGTCACGGTAACCAACGGCAATACGACCATTGCCTATTGCGACAATACCAATGTGGTTGACTCGGTCACCGCCCTACCGGCCAACACGACCGTTGGCGGGGTTGCAATTGTAACCACGACCGGCACCCAGACACTCACCAACAAGACCCTGACTGCGCCGAAGTTTGCGGATGGTGGCTTTGTTGCTGACGCAAACGGCAACGAGCTTATCATCATGGACACGGTTACTTCTGCCGTGAACGAAGTTACTGTTGCAAACGCTGCCACTAGCTCAGGACCATCCATCTCAAGCACCGGGTCCGACACCAACATTGACCTCTTGCTTGTAGCAAAGGGTACTGGCGTTGTGAAGGCTGGCGGGGTTGAGGTCGTAACGCTGACCGGAACTCAGGCTCTCACCAACAAGACACTCACAAGCCCCGTGCTTACCACGCCAAGATTTGCAGACCTTGGATTTATTGCTGATGCCAATGGCAATGAACTTATCGTCATGGACACGGTGGCCAGCGCGGTTAATGAAATCAGGATTGCAAACGCTGCAACCGGGGGAACCCCAGCAATCGCGGCGCAGGGTGGAGACACTAATGTTGGGATCAACCTAGTAACCAAGGGAACCGGAACTGTTCAGGTAAACGGCGGCGAAATTGGTGCTATCACCACAGAGAACGCACAGACTGGGACAACATACACGCTTGTTCTCTCAGATGGTGGTAAGCTTGTTAGCATGAGCAACGCATCCGCCAACACTCTTACGGTCCCGCCAAATTCATCCGTTGCCTTTCCTATTGGCACACAGATCAGCCTGCTCCAGTACGGGGCTGGGCAGACTACTATAGCCGCTGGTTCTGGCGTTACAATTCGATCTTTTAACTCGCAACTCAAGCTGTACGGGCAGTATGCTGCCGCTGCTGTCTGGAAGCGCGGGACTGATGAGTGGGTTCTTGTTGGGAACACGACTACATGACGCTGCCATTCTTCGCCATAGTATCAAGCTTCATTAAGAGCGTTTTGGTCACCAGAACTCCTACTGCCGGACAGGGTGGGGCTGGCGCAGACCCTCTTTTGACATTTACCAACGTGCCTTTTGGTGACGCCTATGCTGGCCGCTTGATCGTTGCTTGTGTTGCCGTCGGGGCTTCAAATGGTTCTCCGGCGAGCCTGTCTGTAGTGTCAGCAACAATTGGCGGGGTTTCCGCATCAACGGCTATATTCTCTTATGCTAGGAGTGGAGACAACTCGAACGCATCATTCATAATCTATGCCGTTGTTCCCACTGGAACGACTGGAACAATCGTGGTAAACTTAAACACAAATCCCGGTGGCGGTCAGGGGCAGGCATGCACGGCCTACGCAATTGACAGCAAAACGCTCAACAGCACGACCCCCACATTCACCGGCTCTGCCACAACAACAACCGGCGCCAATCTGTCTGTAAATAGCGTTCCATTTGTCCCCGGAAATTTTGTCCTCGGGAGCCTTACATACGATGGCACCGGAGACACATCTACCCTTACAAACATCACGAAAAATTCTTATGTGACGTTTGAATCAAGCCAGAGGTCTTTGATCGCCGGTTCCATAGTCAATAACAGCGCAAGCACCACAAAAACTGTAAGCGCGTCTGTGCCATCTGGAGGTCAGCGTATGGCCTTTGCTGTGGCTTGCTGGAGATAACGATGATTGTTGACCTTGTCCAAAAAATCTTCTGCACCCGCAACTGTGCACATCTCGCACACTGGCGGACAAAGAGCTATGCACAGCACAAGGCGCTTGGCTCATTCTATGACAAGATCATTGACCTGACCGACAAGTTGGTAGAAGCCAACATGGGCGCCGCAGGCAAGGTTATTGATGAATTTGAAATCCCAGCCGCCAAGCCAGCCAAGGACATCCTTAAGCACCTGTCTGAAGAGGTGGCTTGGATTGATGAGAACCGCTCAGATATTGCCAGCAGCATACCGGCTCTTGAAAACATTGTTGACGAAATCACAGCCCTCTATCTGTCAACCATCTACAAACTGAAGCAGTTGTCTTAATGGCGCTCACAAAGCTAAAAATTGCAGCGGGAATTAACCGTGACACCACAAACTACTCGAACACGGGTGGCTGGTATGACGGCGATAAGATCCGCTTCCGCAATGAGTTCCCAGAGAAGATGGGTGGTTGGACCACCTATACAGCGTCTCCATTCGAGGGAACTTGCCGAAGCATTTTTAGCTGGTCATCCTTAAGCGGGACGATCTACACCGGCATTGGAACAAGCTCAAAGTATTATGTGTCTGGTGGGTCTGTGTCTGGCCTTCAGGATGTGACCCCAATCCGTGAGACGGCATCGCTCTCTGGGCCTTTCGCAACGGACTCAGCCACGAACAGGTCATTCTCCGTTCTGGGCAACATCACCCAAGACATCATGACCGTATCATCGGTCACAAGCGGCACCGTTGTCGCTGACATGATCGTGACCGGAACGGGCGTTGTGACCGGGACATACATCATATCTCAGATTTTCCCTCTGGACACTGGCGAGTCCACCGGCGGCAAGGGTCGCTACCATGTGAACTTCAGCCAGTCCGTTAGCCAGACAACACTCTCCAGCAAAACAACAACCGTAACTGTCACAGATGCAAACTACGGCTCAAGCGCCGGTGACTACATCAACATCACGTCTGTCGGGGCATCAGTTGGTGGGGTATCCACTGCCGAGCTTACCGGCAACTTCAGAATCATCGAAGCTGTTGACTCCGGCAGATACAAGATTAACGTCAGTGTCAGCGGCACCGTCACAACAGCATCTGGCGGCGGTGGCTCCGTAACTATTGAATACTTCATCGGCAACGGCCTTGACACGGTTACCTTTGGTTCTGGCTGGGGTGTTGGCCCTTGGGGCGGTGGTGGTGTCCCGCAGATTGTTACAGGGCTCGGCTCCAACCCCCTGACAACAACACTAGCGTCAACAACCATCACGGTAACCCACGCGAGCCATGGCCTCGCCAACGGGGACCACGTTATCCTGTCCGGTGTTGTAGGCAACAACTCGCCAACATTCACGCAGATGAACGGGATTCCAATCGGGTTCCTGAACAGTGAGTTTGTCATCTCTGGCGTTGTGCCCAACACATCATACCAAATCGTTGTTGCCACGACTGGGGCTTCCCCGGCAATTTCAATTACGGCTGGCACAGGCGGTGGCAGTTCCGTTGTGTCGGCTGGCTATCTTGACTCCAATACTACTGGCTGGGGCGAGGCCTCTAACAGCTCTATCCCAACGGCGCAATTACGCCTTTGGAGCGAAGATAACTTTGGTGAAGACCTTGTTGCCAACATTCGTGATGGCGGCGTTTATGTCCTTCAGGAGAATGACATTGCCGCCGGTGGGAATCTGCAGAACATTGCAGACATTGTCACGTTTGTCGGAAGCGGAACAATCTCATCAACGACCTTAACGATTGCCTCGGTAACCAGCGGCAGGCTGGCCCTTGGCTCGGTTATCTCCGGTTCTGGCATCACCATTGGCACACGAATCACGGCGTTTGGCACGGGCTCAGGCGGCGTGGGAACATACACCGTCAGTGTCTCGCAGACCGTATCGCCAGCCGTTACAATAAATTCAACACCGCCATATGCGCCAACAATCAGCACAGAGGTTATCGTGTCTGACCTTGGCCAGCATGTGCTGGCGTTTGGGGCTGACCCTTTTGAGACCCCCGGTGTTCAGGACAAGATGAACATCCGCTGGTCTGACAGCGAAGACCCGTACAACTGGAACGAATCAGATACCACCAAAACGGCTGGCTCATTCCGCCTTGGCGTCGGATCTTATATCGTTACTGCAGAGCAGACACGTCAGGAAACCCTTGTGTGGACTGACTCTGCCCTGTACTCAGTACAGTACACTGGCGACCAGTACATCTTCACCCCGACACTCCTGTCGTCGAATGTTGACATCATCGCCCCGAATGCCAAGGCCACGGCCATCAACACAACATTCTGGATGGGCACAAATAACTTCTACTACTACGACGGCACGGTGAAGAACATCCCATGCACAGTCCGCGACAAGGTTTTCCTTAACCTTAACATAGATCAGCGGTTCAAGATTTGCGCCGGGACAAATAGTGCCTTCAACGAAATCTTCTGGTTCTACCCATCATCCACAATGGTGAATGGTGTGATGAACACAGAGAATGACAGCTACGTTGTGTTCAACTACGCAGATGACATCTGGTATTTTGGCACCCTTGAAAGAACATTCTGGGCCGATCAGACGCTCCTGACAAACCCCCTTGCGGCCTCCCCGGATGGCTATATCTATTCTCAGGAATTTGGCGCCAACGATGGAACGGTCGGTGCCTCTGGCCCCATGTACTCATTCATCTTGTCCAGCCCCGTTGAAATCCCAGACGCTGGCGATGACTTTGCATTCATCAGCCGTGTTATTCCTGACATGAACTTCAGGAACACATCGGCTGAGAAGAGCCTGACATTTACCATTTCTCCGCAGGATTATCCCGGCGGCATGGCCCCGCTGGTTAATGGAATCCCGTCAATGCAATACGGCGTTGGCGACTCGGAAACGGTTACCGGATATGCCGGTGGTGTGCTGACAAACCAGTACGACATCAACCTGTTTACCCAGCAGCTGTTTACCAGAATGCGGGGTCGATCTGTTATACTTAAGGTCGAAAGCAACACAACGGATATTAGCTGGCGGCTGGGCACACCGCGCCTCGACATCAGAGTGGATGGGAAAAGATGAGTATTGTTAGGCCAGCTGCTGGTGCTCTCCCCCTCCCGCCTGAGACATATACCGCCGAGTACATGAACCGGCTTATCCGCCAGCTCACAACTATCTTTGGGCAGCTCAGGAACCCCGGTCAGCTTCGCGGCTCTGGCGATCCCACCGCAGACGCCAAAGTTAGATCACCACTCAACATCGCCAACATCCCAACGTCAGCCACAGGTCTTCAATCTGGAGATGTTTGGTCTGATTCTGGCACACTAAAGATTGTATCATAATGTTTGCATTCCTCGCACCCCTTATTGGATCGGCCCTTGGAATTGGCGGGGCTACAGCTGCCGCCGGAGCTGGCACAAGCCTGCTCACCGGGATGGCCTCTTCGATGGTCATGGGTGGCCTTAAGAGCCTCCTGTCACCTGCTGAATCCCCAGCTGCCGGTTTCCCAGCGATGCCCGGAATAGCCCCCACGTCCGGCATCCCAGAAAGCCCGGTCATTGACCTCAGTGGAGTTATCAGCAAAACGCCGGGATTGGCTGACGCCATCTATGGCCTGAGCACCCCACCGCCAATGGCCCCGGCTGGCGGCGTCAACGAACTCCAAATGCCATCCACTCAGATCCCGCCCACCATGCTCGGCACTGCCGATCCCCGTGGTATGATGGGTAGTGGCATGGGATCATCGGCCTCTGCAATTTATGGCCAGAACGCCCCGCGATTTGCCGATGGCGGAACCATCTACGACTCCCTCATGATGTACGATGGTGGCCCTACAGGCGGCATCATGTCTGCGTATCCACCCGGCATGGACCGTGGCGGAATGATTCGCGGCCCCGGCAGCGGCGTTGATGACCACGT